ATCTAATACTAATTTTAAGAGAGTTTCATATCTTATATCTGCCGCCATGTCTATGTCAGTTTGTACTATGAAGGAGATTGAATGGTCTCCTTTTGGGCTTCAGTTGATTTCAGTTAAAGCACTTGAAGAACAAGCGAAAGCTGTTGATGTTCTTGATGCTTTACTGAACACTTTTGTGTGGTGTGCCGAAACAGGGTGGCGTGTCTTCGAAACACGCTCCCTAAAACCCCTTCTCTATTCTGACCAATCTATTCAAGAGTATACAACTGCTGTTGATTGGATTGTTTCCCATAAAGATCAAGCTCTCATCGGTACTCTTCCCGATCTTGGAGCTTTTGAGAAGAAGGTTGATGATGCCCTGAAGAGAACAGGAGAACTAAAATCTGTTCAGAAAACTGGTCCAACCGCTTTCTGGTTACAGACAAAGTACTCCGAACTAGTCGACATTAAATTTAAGTTAGTTTGCAAGCACAAAAATGCAGCTATGAAGTTTAGTCCCTTAGGTGTTGCTGTTACAGGTACCACTGGTGTTGGGAAATCTACTTTAATGAAAATTTTAATGAAGTCTGGTTTGTTAGCCATGGGTTTTGAATATGACGCTTCCCGCATTATAACTCATGCAAAAGGAGATGACTTTGATTCTACTCTTACCTCTGACACACTTGGCATTTATTATGACGATTTCGGTCATGGTAAACCAAAATTTGAAAAGAATAGCCCTGTTGATGAAGCTATTCGCATTTTGAATAATGTAGCATGTCAAGCTGTTAAGGCAGAGTTAAATCAAAAAGGCGTTGTTTTTGTCAATGCCAAAGCTTATGTGGTATCCTCCAACCACACCGATTTGAATGTCGGCGAATATACAGACATTCCTTCAGCCGCCCTCCGCCGTTTTATTATGGTTCGGGCTGAAGTAAAACCTGAATTTTGTCGTCAAGGTACTACAATGCTCAACACTGATCATCCATCTTTGCGTAATGGAAACGTTATTCCAGATGTTTGGAATCTTACTATCGATGAGTGCACGCCTTTCACCACTAAGAAAGGTTCATCTTATCGTTGGAAGACCCACATTTCCAATGGTGTTCCTATTAAAAACGTTGGAATGGATGTTTTTCTGGACGCTTACATTTTACTTGCCAGAAAACATGGTGAATTGCAACGACATGTTTTACAAGCTACCTCGCTGTTTGAAAAAGCAGATTTCTGTAGCACTTGTTGTAAACCTAGTTGTTATTGTTCATGTCCTCCTGTTGATAATGAGGAACTCGACGCAAAAACAGTCCAACCACACATGTTGGAAAACATTAACGATCTTATAGTTGATGTTGGAAAGAAAGCAGCCACAAACTATGTTAAATCATGGTTTTCTCCTTTTACTATGTGGAATGGTCTCCTTGGATATTATCCTATTAGGAAACTTACCACCAGAGCTCTTGTTCGAGAGATGGAGACAGTGCTAGATGAATCTGTGACACCGTTTCTTATATCGGTTTCACCAGATTTTGTTTTCAATTCCAATTCCTTTCAGCGGTTGGTTTCCTTTTGGCAACGATCAAAGGCTTCAAAGAACAGAAATTACTGGCTTTTGTATCAGATAAGTTCAATTTTATCTGTAGCAAATTTGTCTGCTATTCCTTTTCTTGCCTACAGGCGTCGTTGTCATTACAGAG